GCCAGCTATCATGTTTGCCCGTAATTGGTTAAATGCAGCAGATTTTGCAATATTATCTATTGACTGCTCTTCAATGTTGCCCATTGGGTATTGATAGTCCGCATTGCAACATGGTAATACATTACCGTCGGCACCAACATAAAGATGCATCCACGGTAGCGCACAAAAGGTATCTTGTTTAATATTAGGTTGTAAAGAGGTGGGTAACCCATTAACTAGCTGATGTTGAATCGGCCATGTATCAGTTGAATATAATTTTCTGACTTGGTCACATTCATCTGCCACAGCAAGTATTGAACTAACAGCTAAAACAAAACAGTTTGTGATATCTAGCTGTGTTAAATATTTTTGTATGGTTGTTAACGCATCTCCCGGTAAATCATTGTAGGAATACTGATCTGGACAGTCATAGATAATAGCAATTCGATCATTTGAGTCATATTTGTCTTGGTGTAATGCTTGCAACTGGTTAAAAATAAGATTTTTACCATTGACTTTAAAAAAATCTGACAGGTAGACAGTTCCGAGTATGTTGTATTTTAAATGTATTTGGTCTATATTCATATATTATTTCTTCCAGTGACCAAAATCTCTATCAGTTAAAGTTTCAAATTTATTAATTTCGATGTTGATTAAATCAACTTGTTTGTTTGAAAAGATCAACGGCATTTTTGTCTGCGAATTTTTGTTTATTATTTTTTTAGCGTTTGGTATTACAACATCTTTAAGCCCACAAAAATTAAAATACTCTGATAAAAATTCATCGGGTTTGCTGGCTAAATCATCGTATATTAAAATTTTAAATTTACTCTTGGTCAGATTACGGCTCCAACGGTTGGCAATTTCTTTGTAGCAAATCATCTTAACATTTATGCACATATCAACAAATTCTGACTGGGTCATATCCATTGGAAGCCAGTTATAAAATCTTTCTATAAACAAATATGGGTCACTGAATATAATGCTGACGTGGGTAGAAAATGAATCTAAACTTTGTATTAAACATTGATCTATTTGCCATGTGGCCACATGAAAGTTGGCCGAAATATCAAACTTTTCAAAAATTTTTTTGTAAGCATCAAGGTCGTTATTTTCTAAAAAATACGGCGGCTCTTTTTCAAGACCGTCAAAACACACATCTGGGTGTTGCTTTAGCTGTGCCCATAGCCAGGACGTGCCGCATTTTGCTAAGCCAATATTTAAAATGTGTTTTTCTTTCATTGCGTTTTTGTTGGGTGAATTCGTGGGGACCTAAAGTTAGTAAAAATATTTTTGTAAAATGGCCACTCAAAGTAGTAAATTAATTCGCCAGTGAAATCAATTTGATTAGTATCGCAAATGTTTTCTTCAAGCATTATTTGATTTTGTTTGGCATACTTCAAAAAATTGTCATTAAATTTAGAATGTCCAGAATATAAAATTTTATCTAAAGAATAAAAATCATCTAGCAAAATATTAGTTATTATTAACGGATGATCGATAATGTTGTGATTGTTAGTTAAGAATGACAATTTTAATTTTTGGGGCTCTATTTTTGTAATATCAAACAAAATACTAAGGTGCGTATTTGGTTTATTTAAATTTATTGTATCTTTAAACAACACTCCGTTGTTGCCGGTTAAACAAACATCAATTAACAATGGCGTCGTTGATACCGAGTGCTCAAAGTCAAATAATATATTCATAGGCTCTGATAAATTTTTAACAATAGTTTATTATCGTAAAACTCTGACTCAATGTTTGTAATTTGATCAGTTACAATTTGATCCACACTTTCAAAGTGTACTTCCCCAGGTGCTAGGTCAAGATCTACCGCGGTGCTCTTGACAGGAATCAAGGCCATTTCACGCAAATTGTGATCATGCACAAATGTATCTTTAATAAAGTTGGCCTCTTCGTAACTAATGTCAATGTCTAACTCTACCCGCACATGCATGTTTGGTTTTAAAATACTAGCACCGTGGTCGATGCATTCGCTTAATCGCATAACTTTGTATAATGGTTGCCCAGGCCAAGCATAAAACTGTTCTTCCTGACCCCACTCTAAGACCATCATGCCGCGCTTGTCGTCACCAGCATCGGCAAAGTTATGCGGAAAGCAGTTGCCAATATAGGTAATATTTTTACGTTTTTGACGTAGATGAAAGTGCCCGCTGTACACCTGCTCTATGCCAGAAAAACTGTCAACTTTGACTTCTCCATGATCTGGCATTTCTACCATGGCATTCATTTTAAAGTGCGGCAATTCAAAATGCCCAAACATGTACTTGGCCTTCATTTTGGGCAAGCGTTTATGATCATCCCCCACCAGCCACGGAGCAATAATAACATCATCTTGCTTGAACCAATCGTTTACAATTTGTATATTGGGCAAATGTTTGGCCCACTCGGCGCCATGAATATCTCGCTTGTCACGATAGTATAGATCATGATTGCCAGGAATAAAGTAAAACTTTTCAAATGCGGCACTTAATTTTTCCAAGGCCTGCACACTAAATTGTAAGGTTTGTAAATTGATACTGGCACGATGGTTATGCCAGTCGCCCAAGAACATTCCAGTTTCACAACCTTCTTCCTTGGCCTTGGCAATAAACCAATCAATAAAATCTGCACAATCTCGATTATGCACTAAACTGTTAGATTTTAAACCCCAATGAATATCGGTGCACACCGCAACTTTTTTAAATAAGTTCATTTTTACCTTAGATAATATTTGTAAATTCAACTTTCATTTTTGCCAGATGCGCCAATGCATTTTTTTCCATAATTTGCCATCTATCAAGATAGCGACTTTCGAATAATTCCTTTGCCTCTTTGTAGTTGCTAATAAATTTGGTAGAATCATATGGAATTTTTGTATGTTTGGTTTTTTCTTGGTTATGTTGAATCACATCCTCGAAGACAAATAATTTAATATGATGATCTGGGCAGTACAACCTTAGATTGCACCAAAAATTAAAAATACCATATACCATGGTATCAAGCCAGTCAAATTGTTCTTGCCCCAAGCTAATGCAAGAAAACGAATCCCAATCAATTTGAGAATTATAATGATAATATCCGTTTTCCTGCCCAATCATATAACTTAGTGCCCACTGCCACCAATCTTTACGATATATCAAGCACATTAACAAATTCTCATCATGACATGATTTGGCCATGTCCCACGGATGTAAATCTAATCCATAATGCGGCAAAAATCGTTGATATTTTTTACGCAAAATTGATTCTGCAAATGTAGTGCCACACCGACTAAAGGTAAACGCCATGTAGGCATCAACTGGTTTTTGTAAATCTCCGTTGCTAAATTTAATATTGTTGTTTATAAGCAGCTGTTCGGCGTTGGTCCAATTTTGGTCATAAAATAAGCGTTGTGGATCGATATCGCGCCGATAAATGGTTTTAATTTTTTTAGCAGGCAGCTGATTGATAAAATCTAAATCCACAGGATCGCAATATGGTATTTCTAAAATAAAGTTTTGTTCACTAGAATTATTTATTTTATCCCATTGCCCTGACGATTTAGTCTCCAAATTTTGATATGATGGAAATTGATGGTTGATCCAGTTTCTTTCTCCAGGCACATCTTGTGTAAAGCAGATTAGATTTGTCATCAAACTATTGTACTATATCTTCGCCTGAAGTTACAACCACTACTGCGCCAAAGTTAGGATCCTTTTTACCAGCATTTTGACGAGTCCAGGATGGATTCAATCCTGCCTGCTCCAACATGTCATCACGGATATTTTGATTTTTCTTTTCTAAATTCAAAATACGAGTAAACGAATTAGTAATGGCCGCGGTATAATACGCAAATGGATTTTGGCTTTTGTATTCGTCAAACTGTAGCCCAATTTGACTTAACTGTAACAAGGCCTGCCCACGCATTTCTTCATTGTAGGTATAGCCGCGCCAGTTTGAACGGGTAGCATAACGCTCACATAGTTTCATAAACATGGTGGCCAAGGTACGAGTCATGGTTCCGTGTTCTTTGCTAAATTCACCATGAGTAAAATCGCCAATCCAGTGGCTTTTGCCCACTTGTATTGGTTGTTTGTTTTCATCTATACGATAGTGATAAAATGGAGGAAACGGCAAGCGAACATGCTTGGGATCCAGCACAGGAATATCAATTAAATCGGCCAAGAGATCTTCTGACTCTAATTCTAGTTCAAAGATATCCTCAATCTTTTTCTTTTTGGTCTGCGTTTTTGGAATCTTTTTAGGTGCCATGGGTATGTGTTCCCAACAGATGATTCTAAATACCAGGTCAGTATTGGGAATTTTTTTTGGGTCAACAACCACTGCGGTTTCGCGTTTGATACGATCTGCACGATTACGGCGAGCTTCTGCTATGGTGCGTTGATTAATTTTTTCCAGGGTGGGCAAAATAATATCGTATTGATGATCGTTAACCGGATCAAGGAATGAACAATAAGTATTTTTGCTAAGGTGTATTTGCTTCAAGATATCTCTGTTGTTGAGATAATTTTTTGGTACTACAATTTTTGGGGCAAAAGGTGTGGCCACTGATAAACCTCCTAATAGTGTATTTATTATACAACAAATTCCTCAGTTGTCAACCTTTTAATCATTAAATAGGTACTTTATTTTTCTGGTAAATATTGTATAGGATACCACTGATGCCATACCTTAATCAAAACGGAAAGATAGTTGAAGTCACGCAGGCACAATTTGATCAGTATACTGTTGACAATAATATCTATCCAGAGTTGACAAATGCTGCGCGAGCTCTTGCTGGACAACCGCCATTGGCTCCTGCCGGCGGCACGGTACTCAACAGTAACAGTGTGACTACACCAATTCTAACACCAAATACCAACAGTACAAGTCCTGATCAGACATTAATACAAAGTTCAGTTACTGTTACTGCTGCTCCTGCAGATATAAATGCAGCAACCAGTGGATTTGTTGAAACATCTCCTGGCGTATTTCAAGCCTCGGCTGATTTACCAGTTGATCCTGCAACAGATCCCACAGCCGCGGGTGCATTTGTTCAACAAGCAGATGGAATATTTGTAGCGGCAGCTGATCTACCAATAACTGACATCAACGGACAACCAGCCGCAGTCACAGAAGATCCCAATGTGCCACAGCAGGTCAGCGCAGTTACAACTGATAGAAATACCGGGGCCACTACTAGTTCTGACAGTGCCAATGCATCTGCCGGAATCCAAGGGCAAATTACAAATGCGCAAAATCAGCAGACCATTGCTAATCAGCGTAAACAAATTAACAACGGTGACTGGCGGGTAAGATTACGTTTGGCACCGCAGGCCAATTATTTGTACAAGGCCACAGCACCTGGTATCATGGCGCCATTGACTGTTACGGACGGTATTATATTTCCTTATACTCCGGCAATTGACACCACCTATCGGGCCAACTACGAAACGTATGACCTAACACATTCAAACTATCGCGGATATTTTTATAAAAATAGTTACGTAGATGCTATCAATCTCAAAGCGACATTTACTGCGCAAGACACCAACGATGCCAACTACTTGTTGGCTGTGATAACATTTTTAAAGTCAGTGACCAAAATGTTTTACGGTCAAGACCCACAACGAGGGGCTCCACCACCCTTGGTATACTTGTCAGGCCTAGGCGATTTTCAATTTAACGAACACCCTTGCGTGGTCAGTCAGTTTCAGTACAATCTGCCAGATAATGTGGACTACATTCGTGCAGGATCACCAAACAATGTTGGACTTAACTTTAACAATATTCGTGATCGACAAAGCGTCGCAACCAATAGCATCTTTGGCAGTATCAATAGATTGGCAGCGGCTTTTTTAACCAAAGGTGCTGTAACCGGCCCAGCAGGACCACCTACCTTGGGATTAAATCGTCCAACTTATGTGCCGACCAAGATGGATATTAATCTAACCTTGCTGCCAGTACAAAGTCGCCAACAGGTCAGTCAACAATTTAGTCTTAAAAGTTTTGCCAGCGGTGACTTGATCAAAGGAGGGTTCTGGTAATGGCCACATACGATCCAACCAGTCCGTACTATACCACTGGGTATAGTCAATTCTTTCTGGATGTCATGACCAATAGGCCCATACCTAAAGAATCAGATGACCAGATATTTAAAATTAACACCACTTATCAGTATCGTCCAGATCTGCTGGCATTTGACTTGTATGACAATGCCGGCTTGTGGTGGGTGTTTTATCAACGCAATCCCAACACCTTACAAGCGCCACCTTTAGATTTTAAAGTTGATACTGTAATCTATCTGCCAAAAATTACTACATTACAATCAGTGTTAGGATTCTAACATGGCAGACACTCAATACCTACAAGTACAGATTGCTACTTTACAGGCACAAATCGCGGCACTTAATCAGCAGCAAAATGCTGCCATTGATGCTGGAAATCAAGCCTTGGTACAACAAATTGCCGCACAAGTGGCTGCGCTGGCAAATCAATTAACCAATCTGCAGGAACAACTAGCGGCGGCCAGTGCCACAGTCGCGGTGCCCACTGCCAGCACCGGGCAAGTGACCAAAGATGATGGCACTGCCAACTCACAAAATCCGGCCACAGCACCTACCACAGTGACCACCGGAGCCAATGGTCGAATTGATCCGGCCAACATCGAGTCCGGCACCAATGCACCTGTTCGCACCTTGCAACAAACGCAAGGAACATCAGATTATATCGCGCCAAACACCTTGCCAGCAGAACAAGCAGGGCCACCTGCACCAAACACACTTCCGGCTGATCAAGCAGGGCCACCTGCACCAATTACCAGTGCCGGAGTAGGGGCCGGCAACGATGACACAGCAACACCTACAAAAAATGCAACCAAGCAAGAAATTGATAATGTGTTTGGATCAGCTAGCCCACTGGTTCCACAGCCAAATGTTCTAGATCAATATGCCAGCTATAGTTATCAAGCCAGTGTGTACTTGATGAAACCCGAGGCCTTTGCGGCCATGGTAAAAAGCAAAAAGAAAAGTATAGCCGGTAGTCAACTGCTATTTCAAAGCGGTGGCGCCCCAGTGGCTGGTCGCAATCCATATTTTACCAACGACTATTATATTGATCGTTTTGAACTTAAATCGGCCATAACAGGCAAAGGCACTGGCGCGGCTCATAATGTTAACTCAATAAAAATGACTGTGGTTGAGCCCAATGGTATTACTCTTATTGAAAATCTTGACAAGGCAGTACAAAGCTATTTGGGTACCACCGGAACTCCTCCCAAGAAGAAAAATTTTCAAGCACAGTTGTATCTTCTGGTCATACGATTTTACGGATACGATGCCAACGGAAAACTTGTTCAGGCCGGCGTTAACACCACACAAGGTAGCACACCCACTACACCTGGTGCTGCATTTGTTGAAAAATATTATCCGTTTGCGTTAAATGCAGTTAAATTTAAAATTGCCAACAAGTTGGTTGAATATGAACTTGAGGGAGTTGCAATACAATATCAAATTAACACTGGACAACTTCGTGCTGTGGTCCCCTATAACATTGAGTTAAGCAGTAGCACCTTGTCAGATGCTTTTAATGGTGCCGCTGTGGTAGGAGCCACCACAACCACAGCAACAACCACAATTCCAACCACAGCCGCATCGCCGGCCAGTGTATTGGCTGCGGCCAATGCTCAAGATGCTGCCAGAGATCAAGAAGGGTCAAGCAATCCACAAACACTTGTGTCAACAGCCCCACAAAAAGCAAATTCAGCACCAACTGCCAAATTGACTGTTCGTCAAGGCATAGTGCAGGCCATGAATCGATTTCAGTTAGACAAGGTGGCCAACAAAGAAATTACCTACCCGGATGTGTACAGTGTGGAGTTTGTCACAGACGCAGTTGCACAAGCCAAAATTAAACGTGTAGGGCAGGCCAAAAAAGCAGATCCCATGCCCACTGGCGGCACAGCGGCTCAACAAAAATTGCCAGAAAAACAATCATTGGACGACACCACTCGTTTGTTGTCAATTACCGCAGGCCAACCCATGGTACAGGTCATTGATCAACTGTTAAAGAACAGTACCTATATTGAAGATCAACAGTTGGTCAAAGTGCTTGAAGAATCTGGCATTCAACAACCCAATGGTGCAGCAGGCGCAAATCTTGCTTGGTATAAAATCAGCATGCAGGCCACCCCCGGTCAATTTGATCCCTTGCGCAATGACTATGCTTATAATATCAAGTATATTATTCATCCTTACAAAATCAATGACATGGTCAGTAATTATTTTACTTCGCCCAAATATAATGGAGTACACAAACAATATAACTATTGGTTCACAGGATTAAACACGCAAATTTTAAATTACGAGCAAACTTACAATTCTTTGTATACTCAGGTGTTGTCAGGCGGACCACCAAATAAAAACGCTGCAACCCAGTCAGATGTCAAAATGACACCATCCACACGCAGTGGACAAAGTAGCCAAGGTGCACAAGGGCGTGCCAATGAACCGGCAGCCAATGCTGCTGACTATTTGTACAGTCCCGGTGATAACAATGATGTTGTGGTATCAATAGTTGGAGATCCTGCATGGCTACAACAAGGTGAGGCAACATTTGGAGTTGACGCAAAAAACTTTAATTTTAAAGGATTTTTACCTGATGGCACAATCAATTACGACAGCCAGCAGATCTTGTTTGAAGTGTTGTTTAACACGCCAACTGATTATAATCTAAGCACAGGACTAATGGATCCAAATGTGCCAAATTCCACAACCAATGCCAGCACCACGGCCACACTTCAGCCCGGAGCCAATAGAAAAAGTTTTATATTTTTAGCCAAAGAAGTTGTTAGTGAATTTATTAAGGGTAAATTTGTACAAACTCTCAAAGGAGTCAAGATAAATTACTTTGGTGACCAGGCGCAAAAAACAGGAGCCCTGGCAAGACCAACCACCGGTGGTGTTGCCTCCACAGCGGCAGACACCACCGGAGCCAACGGTCAGACTAGATCACTTACTTCAGCTGATCCTAATAGTAATACGCCAGCTGCAATCCCGACCTCAAGTCCAGAAGCAGCCGTGACTGTTGATACTAGTTCAGTCCCTCCAATTTCGTCAGCTCAACCAATTACATCTGCCGATGGCACAGTGGTACAGTATCCGCCTGCTCCTAACACTGCTGTTTCGCCGGTGGTCACAGAAGCACCCCCGCAGCCATTGCCCGCCACAGTACCAACACCACCAGCTGCTTCCAACGGTAGTGTTGTAACTTATGCACCTACAGATGATGCTTCCAGTCAAGCGGTATTTGCACAATTACGTGCCCAAAATGCTGCACTACAACCACAATACTCTAGTAGATTAGTATTGGATAATCTTTACCAAGGTGGAGTACGCAGAGAATTAATACCAGCACCACCCAAAGCTGGCGGCGGACAATCAACAGCAGTAAATACAACTGATCCACAACTATTGAATAAAGGCGACCAGTAATGGCAGAAAATGTACAACGAAGTAAAGGCCGTGCCCAGAACTATAAACTTGACCGTGGTGGGCAGCCTGCAGAAGGTGGCCCGTTTATTGGTATTGTAGTCAACAATGTTGATAACAGTAGACAAGGTCGACTACAGGTGGCCATTACTGAATTTGGAGCTATCAACAAAGATGGTTCTCCTAATTTAACTGACAAATCGTTATGGCGCACAGTGAGTTATTGCCCGCCCTTTTATGGTGCTACTCCTTTAGCCACCAGCGGAACCAGTGCTGGAGTAGGAACCTATCCTGGTAACAGAAACTCGTATGGCATGTGGTTTACACCGCCCGACGTTGGCATCCGGGTATTATGTTTTTTCGTCAATGGCGACCCAAACGAAGGATACTATGTTGGCTGTATTCCAGATCCTGGACTAAACCACATGGTTCCAGCAATTGGTGCTGTAAGTAACTATGTTGCCGGAAATAAAAATCAAGAAACATACTTTGCCAACAGTAAATTATTGCCAGTGGCAGAAATCAATGAAAAAAACACAGAGATCAATAATAACCCTAAATTTTTTGATCAGCCAAAACCAGTACACAGTTTTGCTGCCGCGGTATTATTTCAGCAAGGATTAAGTGATGATCCAGTGCGTGGCAGTATAGGATCTAGCAGTCAAAGAGAAAGCCCCAGTAGTTGTTATGGAATTTCCACGCCAGGCCGCGCCATATTTCAGGGTGGTTCCAGCGATAAAACAATCAAACAAGATTTAAATGCCGGTGCATCAACGGCCAGCGTCGGAGTCATTGGGCGACGTGCCGGTCATACCTTTGTCATGGATGACGGCAATCTTGAAGGAGCCGACAACTTAATTCGTATTCGTACCGGGAAAGGACATCAGATTACCATGAGTGACGATGGCAATGCTTTTTATATTTGTCATGCCAATGGGCAAACCTGGGTAGAGCTTGGACAAGAAGGCACATTAGATGTATTTTCCACAAACTCAATCAATCTTCGTACTGAAGGCACTGTTAATATACACGCTGACCAAGATGTCAATATCAATGCCGGCGGCACACTTAACATTAGAGCAAATGTAGCCACAAATTTGCAAAGTCTAGGTCCCATAGATGTGGCCGGCAAAGGTGCATTGACCTTGTTCAGCGAAGGCAAGGTTGGCATTAAAGCCAACAGCACTTTTGCTGTCAAGAGTAAGTTGGCCACAATCGATGGTGGTGCTGGCCTAAGTCTTAAGGCCACCCTGATTAATCTCCAAGGCGGCCCTACCTTGGGAGTGGATGCACCCAAAGGCATAACCAATTATATCATGCCCTCAACAGCATTTAACAACAGCACTGGCTGGGCGGTAAAAGCTGACGGATTAGAAAGTATTGTAACTCGTGCGCCCACACACGAACCATGGCCATATCATAATCAAGGTGTGTCAGTTCAAGTGGACTTGACTCAAGGGCAAACCACAGCATCGCCCGGCGCACCAACCATACCAGACGGATTCAGCATTACTAAATCTAACTAACAGTCATGGCCATATACAATTATACTCTTCCAAGCGGTGCCAGATATGTAGTGGATGCACCCACTGGCACAACACAAGCACAAGCTGACTATATATTTTACAGTCAAGTGGCTGCCGGTTCCTTGGTTGGATATACTCGCGGTCAAACACTGAGTAGCCCTGCAACAAAATTAACAAAGTTTGAATTGAGTCGATTGGATCGTGGCACCGCCGGAGTAGACAATGTGGCAATACTGGCAATTATTTCAGCCGCTTCAGTTGTGGCCACAGTGCCATCATTGATTAATGTACCATTGAAAAATCCTATAACTGTGGCAGATTTTGCAGCAGTGACCAGTGGTGGTGGCAGTGTCACTCCAGTAGGACCATTAACACCAACCGAAACGCAAGCGGTAATAGCACAAATTGCCAACCTGGTAGATCAACCCTATGATCAAATTAGCACCGATCAAGGAATTGGTGAGTACGGACTTGGTACTCCGCAATTGGAACAAACTGGTTATTTAAAACCAGGAACCAGTAACTATCCCAATTTCAATTGCGCGGTGAGTAGTCCTAGTGTATGGACTGGCAAAGACGGAGTATACTCCTTGAATGATGTGTTGACAAATCCAACACTACAGACTCAAATGCAAACACAGGTCATGCAAACCAGCTATAACTCACTCACCGCAGCAGGAACAATTCAAGAGCCCACCACTGCTCCGGCCACAGTCAGCACAGGCCAGGTATATACCAATAATGGGTTGAGCAAGTTAACTGCAGCCAGTTTAGTGACAGGCACAGCAGCCTTGTCCAGTAATTTTAATAGTATTATTTCGACCTCACTGGCCGGAGCCAATAATATTAGTAATTTTTTATCAAATCCTGTTACCAATATTTCAACTTTGGCTTCAGGTGCAGTCAACACAGTAACGCAATCAATTGCCAGTCTTGGTACCAATGCCCTGGCAACAGCAAACAATCTTGTCAATACTACCATTAACAACACCGTTGGACAGGCAACTGCCTTGGTAACAGGAGTCAGTAATGCCGTAACAGGTGCAGTGGGTGGATTGATTGCTAATGCAAGTCAATTTGGTGCGCCGGTCACGGCATTGTGGGCACAAGGGCAGGGCCTGGTATCAGGAGCCACTGGACTAGCAACTGGCGCATTGGGTTCAGTGACCGGCGCACTAGGCTCAGTGACCGGAGCAATAGGATCAGCACAAGGATTAGTAACAGGTGCTCTAGGAAATCTCACAACGCTGGCATCGGGCGCACTTGGTACCGTTACTGGTCAGGCATCGGCATTGTTAGGATCGCTTAACAGCACCATGGACATATTTGGAAAAATGTCAAGTTTTAGTGTAGATTTTAGCATATTCTCGAGCGACAGTTTAGTATCACCAACCAAGGTGGCCGCAGGATATAGCAACACAGTCAATCGATCAGTGGTAGATGCGGCCGTAACAAGAGTCATAGGCGACGCCAAAGTGCCGGTGCCACAATTTGAATATCCAAGCCCAGGAGCATTAAATGTTGGTGCAGATATTAACTTTGCACTAAACGCTTTAAAATCTCTTACATCACCATTTACCAGCGCGATCGCACAGGCGCAAGGGGTATACACTCAAGCAACACAACTGGCAACTACGGCACAGACTGCGGTCAACCGTCTAACAGGATAGAGTAAATACAACATGACTACTTTCGTTGGATTCTCCACTATAAATCAATACAAAAAGTTTACTCTCGTAGACTTTGAGTTGATCAAACGTGATCTACTAAATGCCTTTAATATTATACAGGGCGAAGTGGTCGGGCGACCTGGATATGGCACCACTATTTGGAATAATGTGTTTGAAAATCAAACTCAAGAAACTTTAAATACTATCACTACCGAAATACAACGAGTAGCCGGCGGCGATCCTAGACTGCAAGTTACTCAGTTGGAAATATTTCCGCAACAAAACGGACTGTTAATACAATTAGAAATTGCTGTAATTCCTGGGCAGACAGCACAACTATTGTCTGTATTTTTTGATCAGCAGACCCGTCGTGCCAGTTATATCTAGTTAAACTACCCAGATTATTCTTGCCATAAATAATACAACGACGGAATAAACATGGCCACAACAACAAGACAAACAGCTATATTTGGGGTAGAGGACTGGAAAAGAATCTATCAAACTTATAGAGAAGCTGACTTTCAAAGTTATGATTTTGAAACCCTGCGTAAAAGTTTTGTAGATTACCTGCGCCTTTATTATCCAGAAACCTTTAATGATTACATTGAATCCAGTGAGTTTATTGCCCTGCTTGATGTCATGGCCTTTATGGGCCAAAGTTTGGCATTTCGCACAGACTTAAACACACGTGAAAATTATTTAGACACAGCTCAGCGCCGTGACTCAGTGGTTAAACTTGCCCAATTGGTAAGTTATACACCCAAGCGCAACACAGAAGCAAGTGGATTCCTCAAGGTATTTTCTGTTCAGACAACAGAAAATGTCACAGACTATAACGGTGTTAATCTTGCCAGCGTCACAGTAAACTGGGCCGACCCAAGTAATTTTGATTGGCAAGAACAATTTACTGCCATTGTCAATGCCAGCTTGGTCAATACTCAACGCATTGGTCGTCCAGCCAACGATCAAGTAATTCTTGGAGTAGACACACAAGAGTACACAATAAATTTAGTGCCAGGCTATTTGCCGGTTGTTCCTTATACTGCCACAGTTGACGGAATCAACATGCCGTTTGAAGCTGTTACTGCTAGTTCAGCTGGCAAAAGTTTTGTGTACGAACCAAATCCATTGCCCGATGGCCAATTTAATATTTTGTTTCGTAATGATCAATTAGGATTTGCATCGGCCAATACTGGATATTTCTTCTTGTTCAAACAAGGTGTACTTCAAAATCAAGATTTCAATTTACCTGAGCGCATTAGCAATCGTAGTGTTGACATCAATATTGAAGGAGTCAACAATGACGACAAATGGCTGTATCAAATTGATAATTTAGGTAATGTTGCAAAAGAGTGGACTTTTGTGGAAAATGTCTATGGTGCCGCAGTAGAGCAATTGGTTCCAGGCACTCGCACAATATTTTCTGTGACCAGTCGTACCAATGATCAAATTACCCTAAACTTTGGCGATGGTGTATTCAGTACTATTCCAGTCGGCCTGTTCCGCTGTTATGTTCGCGCCAGTAATGGCTTACAATATATTATTAACCCAGAGGAAATGCAAAGTGTACAAATTCCTATTTCCTATGTAAGTCGTACAGGAAATCTTGAAACCATTACATTTACTTGTGGAATTACACAACCAGTATCAAATAGTCAAGCTCGTGAAACTCTTAATGAAATTAAACAACGAGCACCGGCTCGCTACTACACACAGAATCGTATGGTCAATGGCGAGGACTATAATAATTTTCCGTTTACTGCGTACAATAGTATTCTCAAAAGCAAGGCACTAAATCGTGCAAGCATTGGCACCAGCCGATATCTTGACCTAGTGGACAACACTGGAAAATATTCCAGCACAAATATCTTTGCTGCTGATGGCGCATTATATGAAGCCAATAATTTGCCAGCATTTCAATTTACCTGGTTAACCAACAATGACATTAATGATGTAATAGATAATAGTATTCAACCTACCTTGGTCAAAGATGGTGCGCGACAATTTTACTATGCAAACTACACTCGTCCAGATTTAACAGTATTGAACATTACCTGGCACGAAAGCACACACTTGGCAAATGAAACCACTGGATACTTTCAAAATTATTTGAATAATCCTGTGTCAATAGGTTCATATTCAAGCAATAACACAAAATATATTCAAGTTGGATCATTGGTAAAATTTGTACCGCCGCCTGGCTATTTCTTTGATCGAGATAATCAATTGAAAGCAGGAGTGCCAATTCGCGACAATGAAAAATTATCAATCTGGGCCAGTCCTACCGCGGTATATGTCGATGGAACAAATCAAGGACGTGGAAATTTTGCTAATGGATTGGGTCCAGTTGTGCTCAATAACTTTGTGCCAACTGGAGCAATTGCCACCCAGGTTATTCCTTTATTTGTTACAGATTTTACCAGTACCTTCAAGCAAAGTATTGCAGAACAAGTTAGATTAAATCGTGACTTTGGACTTGGATACGATAATCTTACTGCCACGTGGTATCTTATCAACAGTGCCAACATTGACCTTAATGCACCATTTAGCATACAGTATGCCCAGAGCACCGCCGGCACCAACCTTGATGCGTCATGGTTTATACAAGCCACCACAGACGGATCAACCTACACAGTGGTCAGCCGCAGCCTAGATTACTACTTTGGCTCAGTGCTAGAAACCCGTTTTTTCTTTTTTACCAATCAGAAAATTTACGATAGTCGTACTGGCACGGTGATTTCAGACTTTATTAATGTTTTAAAAACCAACAGCAAACCAGACAACAACACACCGCTCAATGGTGACACTTACATGCAGATCATTGGACAACCTGTATTGAGTGATGGATATGTAGATGATTTCCAGGTCTTGGTTGGATTTCAAGACAGTAATGGTGACGGAGTTCCAGACAATCCAGATTTCTTTAATGACATTGTGGCTCCTGATGTCAATGCAAATTTAAAATTAGTGTTCCTGCAACAAACTGTGGACTTTGATAATCTTCAACGCTATTTGTTGGTTGAACCGGGTATAGTCAACAGTGAGTATCCCACATTGGCCAGTATAGAATTAGTACAAGCTGAATATATTCCTGGACAGGTATTTTACGCCTACACTGATCAGGCCTTTTATCAATTGACAGTTAACAACAATTTTACTCGTACAGTGGCTCCAGTCTCAGGATGGATTGCTCGTACCGGTCGGCAACGCTTGTATTTCCAGTATCGTCATAACTCCCCATTGACCAGCAGACTTGACCCAGGTACCACAAACATCATTGACATTTATGTTGTAACTTTGTCATATTATACCGCATATCAAAATTGGATCAAGGATTCAACTGGCACAGTAACTGAGCCAACAGCACCGACTCTAGATGAATTGACCACCGACTACGCTGGACTACAAAATTACAAAATGATTTCTGACAATATGATTCTTAACTCGGTACAATTTTTGCCATTGTTTGGAGCCAAGGCACCACTGGCATTAAGGGCTGTTATCAAAGTTATTCCAGCAGCTGGAACAACTGCCAGCACAAGCGAAATTAGAAATTTAGTAGTGTCCAACATGGATGCTTATTTTAGTTTAGACAAATGGAACTTTGGTGATACATTTTACTTTAGCGAACTAGCAGCCTATATACACAGACAAATTGGAGACATTGTTAGTAGTGTAGTGCTGGTTCCGTTGAACCCACAAAAATCATTTGGTGATTTGTATGAAATACGCTCGGCACCAAACCAAATATTTGTCAACGCAGCAACAGTTAATGATGTGCAGGTAATTCAAGCATTGACCAGCACAAATATTCGGACTGCCCCAGGTAGTGGAGTAATTTAATGGCAAGAGTTCGCACAGTTGACTTTCTGCCAGAAATATTTCAAACACCGGTCAACAGACAATTCCTCTCTGCGACATTGGACCAGCTGGTTCAAGAGCCTAGCTTTAAAAAGACACAAGGATATGTAGGTCGCAAAATAGGTCCAGGTGTTAATCCGCTAGATCGTTATGTGATTGAGCCCACCAAGAGTCGTAATGATTATCAATTAGAGCCAGGCGTAATTGAAATTAATCCTGACAATAGCAAAGAAATATTTGATG